AATTAAAAAACCTGAATATGACGAGTATATTAAAATAATTTTTACTGAAAGTGACGTAATTTCTCAAGAAAACTTTGGATTACATAATCCACAAATAGGATACTCCAAAATTAGTGAAATATTTTCAGCTTTTAACAAAGAAATTTTGGATGAGTTTGAAAACGAGTTTTTGAATTTTTCAAAATCAGTATACGACTATGATGTTGAGAATTTACCAGAAAATTTAAATAAGACTGAAAAAACGTACAGGAATTTTCAAATGATGATGAGAGAAATGATGAAAGTCCCAAAAAAAAGCACTACAGGCGCGACAGGAACAGAATCAGTTTCAAGAACACAAGAAATTCAATGTCAAACTATTAATTCATACATAAAGGATTTTTTGAATTTTGATTATGTGTTTAAATACGGTAATCCAGGTTCGTTTGATAAAAAATTATTTTATACTTTTTCAAATAAACTTATAGAGGACCCATATACTTGGGAAAAATATACCGAAACAACACCAAACGCTTTACCAATACAAGGTGGTTCGGTAACATTATCAACATCACAAACCAATTATCCTGAAGAATGGAAAACTTTAAAGTTATGGGTTGGATTTTCTGATATACCTGAACTTGTTTATAAAGATAGTGGTTCGTTTATAACTGATTTCTTTGTTGATTTAAATATTGGATTTAATGTAGAAAACATTAAAAATCTTGCACCAATAATTAAAATATATGCAACTCAAAAACTAACACAAAATCAACCAGCGACCTCAATTTCCCCTGTACCTTTACCGGTTAACTTACCTACAGAACAATTTGTTGGTTTAATAATTGAAATTTTTACATTAAATGATGGGTCAACAATAACGATTTACAAACAAAATGACAATAAATTTTCTATGTTTAGAAATGTTGGCCAAGAAATAAAATTTGTTGGAGAGCAAGTTCAAATATCAGGAAATATTACAAATCTTTCTTTGGCAAATGAGGCTATTACACAAATTTACGGTTTTATTTCACAATCTCCATCCGAACCACAATATATTGCCGGTATTACAACTCCCCCTGAACCTCAGTTCCCATTGATACCGAGCTCGACAAATAAATGGGGTAAAGTTTCATTTATAAATAAAATGGATAGTTACCTTAACGAAGTCGATGATTTTCAAGGCACAGTAGTTAATAATTTAATGACCACACTTAGAGCTAAATTACCCGTAATAACTGTTGACCAAAGTAAAGGGGTAAGAAAAGATTTAGATGGTCCTCAAACAAAATTAGAACTATGGGAGTCATTCAAAGCAACGAATGATAAATGGATTTCAGGTGGTGACTTTAAGAATAAAACAATATTCGAGGATTTATTATTATTAGATAGGGCAAGTAGAAATATTGGAGATAAAGTTATTGCTGATATATTTCACTTGAAACAATTTATAGTAGGGGCTAAATCTAAGATGACTCTATTAACTTTCATACAATCGGTTCTTCTCAGAAATAATTTTATGATTATGAACATACCCTCGTATGTTAATTTTTATAATGTCCAAGAAGCGGCTAAAAACCCAAAGCCAAAACCCCAAGATAGTTTAGAATTTGCCAATACTTTGTTTGGAACTTTTACAAATGTTGATTATCGAGATTCTTCATCTAAATTGGTTTGTTTCTTTATTTCCAAACCTTCAGAATATGTTGGTATGGATAAAAATGTTGATTACAGATTTAAAGATGACGCATTTGATTTGAGAAAAAGTTCAAATCCATTAGTCGAAAATCAGGTGGGAAAAACAGATTGGGACAAGTCTAATAAAGTAGTTGGATTTAATGTAGACATAGGGCCACAAAACCAACAAATTTTTAAACATTTTAGTGTTTCACAAGATTCTGGTGTTTCTACCGCTGAGTCTTTAGAGGTAATTAATCAAATGGCCAATCAATCTGGTAATAGAGGAGGAGCAACCCAAAATCTATCTTTATATAATATATACAAAAATAGAAGTTATAAATGTAAAATAACAATGATGGGTAACGCCATGATTCAACCAAGTATGTATTTTAACCTAAGATATGTACCAATGTTTAGTGGACCATATATGATTCTAAGTGTTGACCATGTAATACAACCCGGAAATTTTGAAACAATAATAGAAGGTATTAGACAACCAACCGCATCTTTGCCTAAAGTAGACCAATTTGTTCAAACATTAAAAACGAACCTTTTAAATATAATTAAAGAAAAATTAAAAGTTGAATCAAGCTCAAATACTCCTCAAACTACAACTTCAGTTAATTCAGAAGTGTCAAATAGTGTAACAAGTCCAACGAGCCCACAAGGTAGAACATCGAATACAGTAACCAATTCTACTGACCAAATACGTTTATTAAATAGTGAATTAAGAGATAATCCAACTAGTACAAAATCGGCAAATCAAGAATGTACACCATCAAGTTCTTATTCAACTTACGTTAAAGCTGATGTAGTGAAACGACAACTTAATTTAAGTCAAATGAGTGAAATAGTTAATTCTGTCCTAAATTCATTGAATATTTATGATGTAAAACTTGCACATACTATTTTTGCATTTATGTGGTTGAACTCTAATGGCTCATCCGCAGGATTTTCGGCAAATAACTACAATTATGGAGGTATTGACTTAACTAGTTCGTGGGGTCAATCCGGAGGTGAATATTTCTCAAAACAATATTTCTGCTCAAGTGACAATGTACCGTATGTTTCATTTGATACTGCAGAAAAATTTGTTACATTTTTGGCAAAAAGATGGTCAACTAGAATTAGAAATTATGCAGATGATTTTACTGATATTACAAAGTTTATAATACTCAACTCAAAACAAAATATTAAATCAGAATTGATATATGAAGATTTTGAAGTTACGAATATTATTAATATAGAAAGTGAAGTACAGTCGGCCATTTCGAAGTATGATGAAACTAATAGAGCGTAAACTTAAATTGATGTTTTTCTGAATAAAAGATATTTATAAATAAAAACCTATGAGTACTAAAGATATATTAGATAGTTATTTGGGTAAAAATACTCGAATTACTGAAAGGGACAATGGTCATGGTTACAAAGAAGTTTGTGACTTAGATACTGGTGAATGTTATACTCTGAGAATGAAAGATGGTTTAATTGAGAGAGTTGACAATACAATGAACACCAATAAAAAAATTCAAGTTGAAACCTTACATGGGGTTAAACAACTTTTAAACGGTTAAAAAAATGGGAATCGATAATAAAATTTTAAACGAATTAAAAAGATACAACGATATTAATCGTTATATAACTGAACAAGACGTTCCTCCACCACCTCCGCCAGGAGAAGACGCCGGTGCAGTACCGCCTCCACCACCAGGTGACCCAGCGGCGGGAGCGACCCCACCACCTCCACCGGCTCCTGAAACTGCGGCTCCACAACCCGTGGATGTTGCAACTGACCCTGATGTTGAAAAAATTGGGGACGAAAAAGGAGAAAAAAAGGGAGAAGAACTTGAAATTACTGATTTAGTAAAATCACAAAAAAATATTGAAACTAAACAAGAAGAATATTTTGATAATTTGTTTAAACATTTAGAAGATTTAGAAAGTAAATTATCTAATATGGATTCTATCGTTGGTAAATTAAATGATTTAGAGGCTAAAGTTGAAAAGTATAGAACAAAAACTCCTGAAGAAAAACTTGAATTACGTAGTTTAGACTCAGGACCTTTTAATCAAAAATTGAGTGATTTTTTTGAAGATAAAGAAATTGATTTGGAAAAATCAGGAAAAAATGATTATATTTTAACACAGGATGATGTTGAAGGTTATTCACCTATTGATATCAAAAAAAGTTTTAGAGATTTTGGAGATGAACAATCGGGTGACTTCACCGAGGTAAGATAATAAAAGGGGTCAAATGACCCCTTTTTAATTTGACAAAACAAAGGCTGACACTTATTATTAATAAACAATTTTAAATTTTAATTATTATGGCGACAAACAATTCTTTAGACGCGATTCTTTCGCAGTATGAAAATTCAAAACAAGGAGGTTCATCTAACTCCTCAAAAATGTCTCAAGATGAAAGAATGAAAAAGTATTTCGCAGCTATCCTAAAGGATAACGAGAAACAGGGACAAAAAAGACTACGTGTCCTCCCAACAAAAGACGGAAGTTCACCATTCAAAGAAGTATGGTTTCACGAAGTTCAAGTTGATGGAAAATGGCAGAAGTTTTTTGACCCTGGTAAAAATGATAACGAGCGTTCCCCATTGTCAGAAGTTTACGAAGAACTTATGTCAACAGGAAAAGAATCCGATAAGGAACTTGCAAAACAGTACAAACCTCGTAAATTCTATATTGTTAAGGTTATTGACCGTGACAACGAACAAGACGGAGTTAAGTTTTGGCGTTTCAAGCACAACTACAAGAACGAGGGTATTTTGGACAAAATCATTCCAATCTTCCGTCAAAAAGGTGATATCACCGACCCTGAAAATGGTAGAGATATTATTCTTGAGTTGACCAAAGCTAAGACACCAAAAGGCGCGACATATACAGTCATTCAAACAATTATGCATGACGACCCATCTCCTCTACACGATGATAAGGAGACAAAAGAAACTTGGGTTAGTGATGAATTGGCTTGGAATGATGTTTATTCTAAAAAGCCTGAGGAATACCTTGAAGCTATTGCTCGTGGAGAAGTTCCACGTTGGGATTCAGACGCGGGTAAATATGTTTATGGAAACTCAATTGAAGAAACGGTATCTATGGGTGGAAAGAAAACAATCGTTGACCCACAATCTGAGGACGAACCTTCTGACGACCTACCCTTCTAATTTTAAAAAAATGTTAATTAAACTACCCCTGAAATATGGGGTGGTTTTTAATACCTTTACAAAATGTCAAATCAAGAAAAAATTTCTCAAAAATTCTATGAAGCTCTTATGAGCAAATACGCTTCGGAGATGAATGAAGCCGAGGCAACACTTTTGGTTTATTTCAATAGTCCGGTTGGTATTGGAGAACATCCACAACATTTGGAAGAAATGGACAAGATGGTTGAAAAACTGGCAAATGCCAAAGATAAAAGCGAGGCTTTGCAGCAATTTTATAAATATAATTAATTATGGCAATTAAGAAAAAAGAATTAGGTTTAGATTCAATCAAATCTAAATTCTCTACTTCGGCAAAATATAAACCTCAAAGGTATTTTGACTTGGGTACAGAATTTTTGGACGCGGTTGGAATTCCAGGTCCTGCGATAGGACATATTAACATGTTCTTGGGTCACTCGGATACGGGTAAAACCACCGCACTTGTTAAGGCGGCGGTTGATGCTCAGAAAAAAGGAATTCTCCCTGTATTCATTATCACCGAACAAAAATGGTCGTTTGAACATGCTCGTATTATGGGGTTCCAATGTGAGGAGATC